CATTCCACTTTAAATTACCTTGAGCATCACGGCACTCAACGTGCCAATAACCTTCAATACCCATAGTTTCGTTTGTGCCAGCATTGGCTTGTAATGTTGCTACAGCGCTATCGCCACAGCTTCCAAATTCTTTATGCATAATTAATCTCCAGAACTTACTACATTAGCAGCCGTATAGCTACTGATTGTCAAAATAGCAGACGAATAAGTCGCTGCTGGGAACTGCACTGTAAAGCTACTATTACAAGTCTTATCAGACCCAAAATTTAATACAAAACAAGCTGCTTTTGTTATGTAATTGTAGACCAAAGCACCCCTACAAGTAAACGATGCTGGACTCCAAACAGCGTTAGCAAAAGACACATAAGTGGTGTTGTATTGCTGGTTAATTGTGGGAGCCGTTGAAATAACCAAAGGAATACCACCAGCCGTATAACCATTTCCAGTTACTTCGTTCACACTGGTGTAAGCAGCAGTCGTAGGGTTTAAATTGGCATTGGCGTTATACAGGGCAATGTAATAAATACCAGTTGTAAAGTTCTCATTACCGTTTAATAGGTTTTGAGAAAATACGTTACAAGATCCTTGAACGATCATTGTTTCACCATAATACGAGCTTGACCGTTACGATAAGCATCACCACGTTCAAGACCAGTTCCAAGACGATTAAGCTGTGCAAGAGCTTCTTCATACATTTTTTCATAGTAAGCAACCATATCTTGCTCACCTTTCATGAAGATCATAGCTTCACGCATAGCCCCGTAAAACAATACTGGGTCATAGTTATCACCTAACCAGCTAGTACCAGTTGCATTTGAAACAGCATTTACTAAAATTGAAAAACCGCTACCAGTAGACCCCAAAGAAGAACAAGACAATATGTCGTCAGCAACATAAAAATTACCGCCAAACTTAAGGTTGCAGGAGACCACTGCACCTGAGGCAACAAGGATATCAGCAGTTGCATTAGCACCTGAACCTCCTGTTAAAGATACGTTTTGGTATATACCATTGGTATATAAAGAACCACCTGTAATGTTTCCAAGAAGGGATATTTGACCTTGAACAATGGTTGGTGGGTAATAAAAATAATGTAATTCAGCGCTGTAGTTTGTATCTGGTGTTGGACCTAAAATAAAAGATAGCTCATTATTATTGTTGTATTGCGTACCAAAAAGTGCGTAATACTGAGGCATACCAGTACTTGTTGGATTTGGATAAGACTGTCTAATAAAGTTAACGTCTTTGTTTAATAGATAACTGTAATTACCTGATGAATCAATTACAGCCAACGAATATGTTGATAAATAATCTATAGGACAAGACAAATAACTATTTCCAAATGTCATGGTTCCAATAACATTTTTGCGCAACGATGGTAATTGAACTGAGTTATATATACGCTCTTCAGCCTCCATTACAAAGACTGGAATATTTGCCACGAACAACTGTTCGGTGTTCTCAGCGTAAGACTGGATATTGTTATATAACTGTTCGTAATTCATTATGCCATTGGACCTCTAGCCATACGTCCTTTAGTTGCAGCACCAGAACCACGTACTTCAATCCCATCAGTTTTAGGACCACGAGCACGATCGCCAATGCTTACACGCATAGGAACAGTAGCAGGTGTAACTTCATCCGCACGGAATGTATTTGGGTCTTTAGCACCATGTCCTGTTGACTTACGAGCCTCAGCTACACTAGTACCATTAGCAGCATAAGCTTCTGCAGGTTTATCGTTACGAGCATGACCAGTATGAATACCTGGGCTATTCTTGGTAGTTGGTTTGGGGGTAGCTGCCATATTAACGACCTCTTCCAGAATGTTTTTGCAAATTAGCACGTGCCATATTACGACCTACTGCTTTCATTGCTTTAGATAATGCAACACTTTTATTGCTACTGCCACCTTCAATACCAACTGAAGGACCTGAATCACCTAAATTTTTGCCTTTAGTTTTACCTTGTTTGGTAATCCCATCAGCTCCACTTTTATATCCCATTTTAATACTCCTTAAGAAGTTACTATTGTTACTGTACCTATTGTTATGACTGGAATCAAGCTATTTGGTGTTAAAGCTCTATCAAAATAACTTGCTCCACCTACAGGGTTCCAAGCCCACTGTGTTTGCCTACTACCGTCACTAGGATAACCAGCGTTATTTGTGTTATTACTTGCATTTGGGTCTGTATATAATCCAGTAGCCCCAGACGAATAATAACTTACATCAGGACGTGGGTCTCGTACTGCTTGAGGGTCATTTACAGGATACATACCAAGTTGTAACTGTGGCTGATCTGGGTCCCAACAAGTCTTACAAACCTTTACTTTATACGGTTTGGTTTTTAAAGTCTGAATACGTAACTCTGTAAGCTTATACCGCTGACCACACCGGTCACATTCAGCAATCGCATATTTACCAGAGGCAAATTTATTTGGCATAACTATCTACTATAGAACATATTACGAGGTACAAACCTAAGTGCAGCTTTTTCTCTATCCTCATCTGCAGCTAATTGAAATGCTTCGTCGTACATCATCTTTAACCCGGCAACTCTGTTTTGGTCTACTTCTGGTAATTTAATACTCAAATGGTAAGCTAGTCCTGCTGCCATAGCAGGAATAAACCGAAACGGAATATCTTGGGTTGTTACACCAGTACCAGCATCTTGAATACGGCGCATGCGCCAGTAAACAAAGTTAAATTGTGTTCCGGGTTGTCCAGTAGGCCAAATGTTAATATTTGGTAGGTAATTTATATATAAAGGGTCAGTAGCAAAATGTTGCGCTGCAGTAGTATTATTCATACCCCTATAGCAATTTAATAACTGGGTATAGTTACCACTAGAATCGGCACCAATATTTTGATATAAGATAGTTTCAGTAACACCAGCAGTTGTAATATTTATATAACCTTGAGTGCGTAGATTAGCTGTACTAGCTACAGTCAAAGTAGTAGCAGTAGGACTTGCATTGGCTGTTAAAGTGGTAAATGGGATTGAATCAACATTACCTGACTGTCTATCTATCCAAACTTGAATAGGGCGACCATAAGCATTTTTAACAGGTATTGTGAGGTATGTATCACCAGAGATACGAGTAATATTAATATCAACCTGATTCTGACCTGTTCCTTGACGAATAACGTGGTCATATAGGTCAATGGTATCTACTGGGATTGGATAGCTAATTTGCCCACCATTAATATTAATAGGAATTTGTCCTTGCTCAATAGTCCAAAGATTAATACCTTTATTGGCCCATTCAATCGTTAATAAGTTAACAGAACGACGTGACGTACGAAAGTCATAACCAGTACGTAATTGTTTACCACAACGCTCAAATGCCTCTTCAATGAGGTCATTCATATCTAGGTTAAACGTTGTAGTACCTGAAGTGCTCATTATTTAACCTTTTTAACAGTCTTCTTAGCGACAGTTTTCTTAGCGGTGGGTTTCTTATCTACTCTAGTAGTAGCTTTTTTTACTGTAGGACGTTTTTTGATAGCAACAGGTTCTTCCAAAACAATAAACTTCGGAACACTAAATAACCGCCAAAACCAAGTAAGCTTCATGGTTTACTCTTGTGGAGCATCAGGCTCAACTACTACAGGGTCTTCTTCAACTACTGGCTCTGGAATAGGCTCTGGAATAGGCTCTGGAATAGGCTCTGGAGTAGGTTCTGGAGTAGGTTCTGGAGTAGGTTCTGGAGCAACTTGTACAGGCTCGGGGGCAGGCACTAGAGAAGCAACAAAAGTTTTAACTACTGGATCAGATGAAAATCCTGATACTACTTTATCGCTACCTAAATAAACAGCAAATTCGTTCAATAGCTTATGTTCTTCGCTTTCTACTGCATGTCCAGCGCTTTTTATATACCCTAGAATATGGTCAAATAAACTCATTTTTTCTTCCTTGTTTTAGCAGACTTAATAAAGTCCTCTTTAGTAGGCGCACCTTTAGATCCAACAGAACGCATCTTTTCACCAGAGCCAGCTGCAATACGTGCTTGCTTTTTATGAATATTTGCATAAAGTCCAACCTTACCACCTTTTTTTATTAAAGTGACATTATTTGGATCGTCCTTGCGAACAATCGTTTTACCTTTAGGCATTTTAGATGGGTTAATATTACCCATTCCACGAGAAGCTCGCATTAACAGGCTTTTCCACCTTTATGCATTGCAGCTACATGATCCATATGGTGTGTATGACCCGCAGCATGCTTTTTAAATTCATGTTTATGGTGTTTATGTCCACCAGCTTCATGCTGAGCGATAAACTCATCGTGACGCATCATATCTGGACCGTCCATTGGTTCTGGGGCTTCTTTAACTAATTTGTTCATTTTAATTTCCTTTATGCTCTTGTTTTACCACGAATACAACAGCCATCGGCACGGCTTGATGCTGATCTAATTTTACCGCCTTTTTTATACTCAGAGGCTTTAGTGGCTTTTGACTTGCTCCCCATGTTTAATGGGCGAACATAGGTTGAATTAGCAGATCGTACCGCATCTGTTTCTGGCATTGTGCCATAGGCATTTCCGTTTTTATCTAAAACGTCTTGAGTTTGTTTTGGCTCAAAATCTTCAGCGCCTTTACCAGTAGCTGCGTTATAAATCTTTTTAGCAGCACCAGCAACAGCATGTCCAGCACGAGCAGGAAGGTCTAAATCTTCTTCATTTTGTTTGCGGTCAATTTCCGCAACAATTTCGTCTGGTGATCTACTTGGCATCATGCCCTCGTCTTTCCTCTAACACAGCATCCATCAGCACGGGCAGAAGCTGATTTAACAGCCCCACCCTTCTTATACACAGGGTTCTTAGCACTTATCTCATTTCTAAGTAACCCATCACCACCTGATCCACCACCCCCTGCACGAGTATTACCAGTATAGGATTTAGTAGGTAAATTTTCAATAACTCTTTCAGCCCTAGTCTTTTCAGCAATATCTGCTACTTCAGCTTTCGCTTTATCGTTCCGTATCTTTCGTAACACTTTACTAGCTGCTACTTCAGTCTCATACGGATCAGCAGTATATTCGTCCTGATCAGGCATTTACTTCATCTTCTTCTTAGCCATACCACCTTTTTTCATGGTATTAACTAAAGGACCATTACCAACAGAGTTACCAGCCATTTTAACTTGTGTACCACGAGTTTTACCTTTTTCGGCAATACCATCTTTGCTAGGAGCACCTGTCTTTACTGCACCCATGCCACCCATTGCCATTTTTTTAGTTTTCATGTTTCCACCTTTATTAAATTTTTTGCCTTTATCGGCAGTTGCAAAATCCTTACCAACGGACTGTTTAATACCAACTTTCTTAGCAAAAGCAGGAGAATGCGCAACCGCTTCCATTAAGTTATGTTGTTTCTTACTTACGCTAGGCATTATTTTATAAAGTCCTTAAGACCACTCCACATTAAAATACCGGCACCACAAATAGCCATCCAAACTAAACCAGCCAGAGACTTCTGAATAATTGCTTTACGTAAATCCGCTCTTTCAACTTCTGATTGTATTGCTAATCTAACCCAGCGTATTTCATCATCAGATAAAGGGTGGTGTTCAACTGCTTCAGCAACTGCTTGTTTTAAAAGCTGTATTAGCTCTAGTCTTGTTTGGTCGTCTAACATTATTTACATGCCCATCGTTTTAAACTAGCTGCCTTACGAGTAGGGCGACCTTTTTCATCTTTCATTGGTCCTGGCATACCAGACATACGAGCACAGAATGACTTCTTCCTAGCCCCACCTTCAGGCTGCGGAGCCTTTAGATTAGAGCCTGTAGCTGCATTATATTTTTGGCGACCCTTTGCAGTAAGACCAGCCCCTTTCGAGACTGGAAGTTTCTCACCACGCCCAACTGCGAGAGACGGGGTTTTCTTAGCCATAAGTAATAGACATTGCAGATAGCGTAGTACCAACAACATAAACACCATTTTGACAAAGAATGCCTTCGCCAGGAATCAATACTTGGAATGGCTGAACAGCTGTAGAAAACTTAAATTGATACAAAATAGCGCCAGTTGTATCAGTGCCATCATAGATAGTAAAAGTACCTCCAGTACCAGTACCAATAAAAACAATAGATTTTAGGCGGGTTCTACCAGTAAACAACTGTGCAGGGAAAGTCCCAGCATAAGCCGATTTTACGTCATATTGCATCGTCATAATTAATCTCCTAAAGATTTAAAAAGGAGGTGGGGTTAGCCACCCCCTAGCAGATTAATTAATCAAAGTTACCATATGGGTAAGTTGTACCGTTACCAATGTTCATATCTTGTTGTGCATATTTCAATGTAACAGCAATTTGACCAGATGTAGGAGTGGTCAAGCTGGTATTAGTAATCTTCAATGTCACAACAATCTGGCTAAACCATGTAGGCTGTTGACCAGGTTGAATATTTTGAACGTCTTGTAATGTGCCATAAGCGTAATCTAACTGTGTACCTACAAATGTTGCAGTGCCACGAGTTGCTGAAGTAATAGCAGCCATCGTTGCATACACGCCTGTAGCGGTAGCAAATTTGTTAGAAACATATGGTTGAATAGAGTTAGCAGTTACTGCTCCGTCAGTTGGCAATACTCCAACATCAATGATTACATCAGTAATGTTTGAACCTTGTGGAACCAAAAATGATACGCCACGATAAATAGTTCCAGAAGCATCTGCTGTAGGAGCAGTAGCAACAGTAGGACCACTAGTGCTATAAACACCAGACTGTGGGTTCCAAATAGTTGCTGCTTGGTTAGGAATATTGTCAGAAGTAACAAATACACCAGAACCGCCACCATAACCAGCTTGACCTGCGGAGGTCACAGCAAAATCTAAAAAGGCTTGTTGAGCCAATAAGACTGGACCAACGTCACGTTGTGGACCAAAACGATTATCACCCGATAAAATCGGACCTTCTAGTACGGTACGTGCCATTTTACAACTCCTTTAAATATGAATATTTGAGAGCAATTTTTCTAGTAGTAGATGTATCTTTACTAGTGACACGGCCCCTCTCAGCGTAGGACATATCTGGATTATTAACTATAAACTTAACAATTGCAAAATATTTTAAATTTAATAAGGCTGTATTTTGCCGAACCTTTTTTAATTTTTCAATATGCTCTGTTGTTACGGGTTTTTTATTACTTAATTTGGTAAGCGAAATCATATCTTTAGTATGCTGAGTGTGTTTTTTACCCCGCATTGGGACTTTAGCAGTATTAGCAATATTAAAATATGTAGGCTCGTCAAAATATGCCTGACCTTGCAAAAATGCATTTTCAAGATCATCTAAATCTTTTGTATCTACGCACTCAACTTCTAATGCCCAGTCAAAAGCATTTTTACCATGCTTATTGTATGAATTTTGTAATATACGATTTACATGATAACCTTTTTCTAAAAGGCGAAAATGTTCATGAATACGTTTTTTAACATGTTGCGATTGGCCAACATAGCATTTACCCGTAACTTTATTACGAATTTTATAGATCCCTATGTAGTCTTGTGCATATGGCATGATTAAGTTCCTTAGGACTATAATACCATGCTTTTTATATTATGCAAGTATTTAAAAAGAAAAACCCCGCCTTTTGAGCGGGGTCCAAACTTCTTTACGTTTGCTTGCTGCAGATTAATATGAACCGTATACACCTAATGGGTCAGAAACACCGAAGCTATAACGCTCACGGGATTTGTAACGTACGTTACCGGTATCGAAATCCCCGTCCATTGAGTTCTGCAATGGAATACGAACAAAATGTTTCAAACCATTTGGTACATCAGTGGTCAAGAACCATGCGTTAGTTGCGGTCAAGAAGTGGTTAATTGCGTAACCTTCTGGAACGGAACCATTGTTCTTAATAGCATTGATATCGTTATTGTTTGTACCAACACGGAGTTCTGTGTCTAACAAACGAGTTGCAACGAACTGCAATGCTGGTGGAACAACAAGCTTTTTAGGACGAGCAGCAATCAACAAACCACGTTCATCTGTCCACGCAGCAATCTGAATAACAGCGTTTTCAAGTGCAGTTTCGTTCAAATCAGCAGGGGTTGATGGAGTATTGGCATTGGTACCACCAGAAACTAAAGGATGTGCTGTAGAGAACAAGGCTTGCCCGTCACCATAAGTAACTTGGGTATTAAAGCCATTATTCAATACCGCAGCAGCTTTAACTTGCTTGGTATAAGCCATAGCACGAGCTAGACCTTTGGTATAGCGAGCTGAGAGAGAATCGTAGAGGTTATCTTCGATTGCTTCTTCAGTCAAGCTAAAGCCAAGGGCGATAGTTTCGTGGTTGTAGCGAGCTGTCCATGCTTCTTGAGCATTGTCATAAGCGATGGCTTGGCCTTCGTTTTTGACTGGTGCAGCAGAAAAGCCTGACAGTTTTGTTTCTTCTTCAAAAGAACGCTCAGAGGTCTCAGTTTCGTAGATCTCTTTATGTTCTTCGCCGTAGCGAGCATACTCTAATCCGAACAATGCATTCAATCCGGGGAGCAACTCTTTCAGTAGTTGTGCACGAGAAATAGCCATTTAAAAGCTCCTTAATTAAACGCCAGTGGCATTAAAGTAGCTATGGTAACCGAAGTTCCATGTTACTAATGCTTCTGGGTAGCCGGTGAAAGAAAACTGTGCATTTGTCGACTGAGCTGTTGTTACAGCTGTGTTGATAGTTACAGTTGTGCCGTTTACAGTTGTTACATAGGTATTGGAGCCAGCAGTGATGCCAGGACCAGAAATAACCATACCTGGGAGGATTGCAGTGTTAGCAGCAGATAAAGTGATCGTTGTGCTAGAAGATGTAGCATTTTGGGTCACTGTAACAGCTGAAGCAGGTACAACGCCTACGATACGGAAAGGAGCCGATGTAGTCAAAGGTGTAATCGCTGATGTGCTTGTGGCAGCAGCAGAGATTGCAATACCAGCAGATGAATCGCCAGTAGTTGTCGAACCAGTGTTACCAGCAGCAGCACCAATGTAATAAGCATTAGAACCAACGAAAGCTGGGTTTAGGTATTGAATGGTTGTAGAACCACCAGTACCAGCTGGGTTAGACAAACAAACTGCTTGGAAAACAGCTTGAGGATCATCAACAACATAACCAATAGCATCTGGAGCTGTTGTAGAAGCTTGCCAGAACTGATAACGATTTTTACCGTAGATTGGACCACCAGTTGTTGAATACTCGCAACCAACAAACACGCCAATTGTGCCGTTAACAGCAGAAGAAGCATTGTATGCCAATGTTGAAGATACTAAGTTACCAATGTTTGCACCAGT